TCTTTCTTGGGCCATCTTTACTCAATATTAATTAAAATCTCATCTTCAATATCTGTTTCTTTTATTTGATAACGAAGGAAAAAAGTAACCAAGCTTGTTTCGGGATTACTCTGTATATTCAATTCTAAAAGATTTATAGAAGGAAAATAGACTTGTATAATTTCTTTTGTCTGTTTTTTTAACCTTAGTAAACTACTTTCATTAATATTCTCAAAAAGAAAATCTCTTAAACCTGCACCTAAATTAGGATTTAAATATCTTTCACCAGTGCCGGTAAGTAGTAAGTTAATTAAATTAGTTTTAATTGCATCTTTCGACAGGTAGGTTGAATTAAAGACGGCGGTACCGGAAAAAGGTAAAGAAACCCCAATCGCCTTACGAGGCTGAAGATCTAGAGGGTTAATTCTTTTTACGTTGTATGCCATTATCCGCCTATTCTAAATTTATCTTTTTCAATAGCTTTATTAAAAACTGCTGATGCTTTACTTACAAAATCTAGATTGCTTATATCGATACCTGGTACAGGTCCGGTGGGTGTGTTAGGGGTAAGAGAATTTGTAGTAAAATTCATTTCGTTCATTCCCGGTTGTGCCTGACCTCCCATTACGTTTTTAAAATCGTCTCTAGTCATGGATTGCTGAGTCATATTAAGCATTTCCATTATAGGATCACCTGAAATAGGAGCGGTTTTTTGTACCGGCTTAGTAACCGGTTGTCTAGTAGGTTGAGATGCACTTGTCACAGCTTCGGTAAGAATCTCCTTTAGCTCTTCCCGAACTGCTTCTCGAACTGCTTCTTTAATTATTTTTTTTAATTGATTCGCCTTCATAATAATAAATATGGTTTACTTAAACTTGTGAAATATCTATTCTAAATTTAACCTGTTGCTTTAATACCTCTACTGAAGAACTAAATGATTTATCGCTTTCAAATTTCTTTACGCCCTTTTGATTTTCTGCTATCGCCTGTCTTCTGGGAGCTCTAGTAAAGTCAGAGGGCACTTCTACTATCTTAATTGCATATACGGTCCCGTCAGGGCCGCTATATAGCTCAGTTTCTATTGGAGTATCTAGAGAAAGAGTAATACTCGGATTGGAATTTAAACTAGCTCTATCAACTTCTGAATTGAGTAGCCGTAGTGCTCTAGAGGATTCAGTAGGTGTTCCGGAGACTAAATCGTTAAGTAATGTTGGATCGAGAGAGGTGTTATTTTCTGTGGCTAATGAGCAAAGTTCTAATGCAGTATCAACTTTTTCAGCTATATTAGCAGCTCTTTGTTGCAAGCTTTCAACATCTAATGCCTGTGAAAGAGCGTTCTCTATAGATTCAGCTGAAGTTTGTAATTGTACGGCTATTTCTTTAATTAGAGTTAAAGCATCTGCTACTAGTCCTCCGGGGAAAAACGGCGGAAAAGGTATAGCTTTTAAAGCGCCTACTCCGGCTTTTACGGTACGTGAAACGTTTTTTAGAGGTGTTGGTAGTTTTTTAAACCTACTTAACCTATCTGATACGTTAGTTGAAGTCTCTTTTATGTTATTAAGTTTTTGTAACAATTCTCTACGTTCTAAAGGACTGGGGCATCCTTCAACGAAGAGCCTTTCAATATCATCTAAGTTATTAGATATAGTCTCATTAAAAGTAACTCTTAGTCTACCAATAAGTTTTGCTATAGAAGCATCAAGACCGGTTTCTGGAATATTTTGATACGGCATTACTCTATTTTGACTTTTTTAGACTTTATAGTTTTAATGCTAGATTTTATATTATTTGCTTGAGCAGGTACATATGCGCTTAGACCGGCAAGAACTGCAACAGCGGCGGGAGGAGAAGTGGCTTTTGCAAACTGTGTGCCGATTTCTTCGATTAATTCCAGTATACGGGTTAGTATTCTATCAGCTTGATCACCCAGAACGGCGGGCTCTGTGGCATTAGAACCTAGAAACATCTCAGGAGCGTCAGCTGAAAAATATTCAGTTGAATCGAGGTTAATCGTTGTACTCTCAAATGAAATTGAATTAATTGAGTTAAGAAATATGCTATCTTGGTTGGCTTGAAGTATTAATCTTCCGCTATTTAATATGATCTGGTTATTATTGTATTTATTAAAATCTAAAGGCGGAGTATCTCTAAATGTATCTTGTTTAGTGGTAGATTTTTCAAGAGGAACAAAATGTTTTGTGGTAAGGTAGATTGAGTTAGAATCTTTGTTAATATCTTCTACGTAGGAACGGAGGCTATCGTATTCAGGGTCCTGACCTACTTTTAAGATAGCGAAGGGTGAACCTATATTATCCTCGGTAGTTAATTCGTTTCTAGGGTCATTAAACCCAGAGAATCTAAGACTCTGTCCCAGTCTTCCTTCTAGAATAAGATCTCCGGAGAAGGGTTGAAGAGTGGCTATCTTGCTATTTTCAACTACGTTAACACCGAAGTCTATCTCAGTAATATTTCCCTTCGTATCAGGTAATGCGTTGTGGTGAGCATTATTCCATATATTCAAGGGATAGCTGTAGTATGCTGTAAGAGGATAGGTTCCTTCACCAAGAGTAGATTTAGGTTTAAAAGTAATTTCTACTATCTCACCTTTAAGGGGGACTCTTTTAAGAGTAGGGTCCTGGCAGTAAGCAAAAGGTAGGTTTAAAAAGTTATTTTCTTCAGATTCACTTTCAGCTATAGGATCAAAGAGATTTTTATAAAATACACCATTTAGACTATCCTCCCTTCCTAATTCATCATAAAGTACTTTGCTAGGGGAATTTTCACCAAGCAATACTTCAACAACTCTTCCGTATATTACAGAACTTTCTCTTGCATTAGAAGCACCTCTACTTGAATCTAAACTGACACCTAAAGACGGATTATATACCATTTTCTTCTTCCTGGTCCATTTCTTTTTGAACAGACTCAATTTTTTCTTCTATAGCATCATCTTGCTGAAGAAGAGCTTGTAGTTCTTCAGAGTCAAACCAATCACCGTCACTACTTGATCCTTTTTGAAGTGAAGTTTCTAACCTCTGAACTATAGTAGCTATTTTAACTAGTTGATCGTCGTTTTTAACTCCAATCTCTAGATACTCTTTTATCATAGGAACTACTAAAGTTGCATCTCCTACGTCTTCAATAAGAGGTTTAAGTTCAGAAATTAAAGCAGAAATTTGCTTATCCTTCTTTTTAGAATTATCGTAAATTTCGGAAAACAGGTCCGAGAGAGATTTACCGTTAAATATTTCAGTATCGAATCCCATAGTTTTTACATATAAATAGAAATAGATATATATTTTATCTATAAACTAATCCCGTTTCATAGCGCTCTTGGTATAGAACATAGTACCTATCTTTGAGTATTTTAATAACTCTAGTCAGATGTGGAGTTTTACATTCGGGTAATTGCTCTCGAATAAATATATAGAGGGCTTTTTTCTTATAGACGGGTAAGTCTCTTCTAGTACTGAATACGTTAAGTATAGCGTCAGCTATTTGTCTATCTCTTTCTTTATAAAAAAGTAAATCAAGTTCTTCGTACATCTGGTCAATATAGAGGTCAAAGAATTGAGATAGAGAGAGTGCATCCTTATGAAGTATTTCATCAGGTGACTGTACTTCTTGATCATATTCCTCAAAAGAACCTTTTTTCTTTAGTTTCTTATAGTTCTTATTGTTATAGTTTATTAACCACCTCTTTATGATGGTTCCAAAATACGAGTAAGACTTCGCACCTTTGGTAGGATCAAATTTATCAATCTTCTCTTCAAGAACTAGGGCTATAATCTTATGCTTTAAATCTTCTACGTCATCTACATCTGTATAGTAAAACTTAAAGGTATGTATAATATTCTCTGAAAGTTTATAGAAGGGATAGTGTAAATGTTGCTCAAAGATGAGGGCTTTTTTATGCTTATTAGTTTCGTTGTTGTACTGAACTATATAGTTATCAATTTCTCTAGGCCAGTACTGGTTATTCTTTTTTTTCCGAGGCATTTTCGACGTCTATTATATAAAGGTTTAAGTTTTCCTGTATAACCTTTATTGCGTCGAAGAAGATTCCTACTTCATCATCTGACTGAAAGATACCTTTTGCGTCGAGGGTATCAATTTGTTTTTTTCCTTCTCTAATTGTATTAGAGATGTTAAGAAAGTACTTATCTTGTAGCTCTATCATATCCTCATAAGCTTCCAACTTCCTTAGAAGATTGAATACTATTAACAAAGATCCACCTAAAAGAATAAATAGAATTATTTCAAGTAACATACTTAAAGATTTTTTACTAAGTTAGTTAAGTTACTAGAGCCCTTTATAGCTTTCTTAGTTTTTTTAGGCTTAGAGACCTTAGGGGTACCGGGGTACCAGTTGTCATACTCAACCTTAGAAGCTAAATAATCCGCCTGGTGAAGTATATTGACTATATTGGTTCTAAATTTAGAATCTGGATTGAAAGACATAAAGTATGCTTTATTAGCATCATCGTATATCCCGTCATGAAGCCTGATAGCTAGATATTCATTATGGGAGAGACTAATACCAAACTTCTGGAGTATGTAGAGGGATCTATCTTGAATTAACATAAACGGTAACTCTTTATTCGGAGTATACTGTTCGTTTAAGTTTTTCTGTCGCCATTGATCTGTTTGGCGAATATAACCCTCCACTTCTCCGTCTCCCACCTTACCTAAATCGTGAAATAGAGCAGAGAATACCAGCTCCTCTTCAGTGAAGTTAATATTTGCACCCATATCCTCCCATAACTGTTTAGTCTTAAGAGAGCAATATACTACCCTATTCACATGGTCAATATACCCTCCCGGGAATGCATTATGAAAATGAGATTTACCAGAAGCAGGAGCAAGTACCATTTTATCCTCTAACTCTTCTAACATTTGAAGTACTTGATCTTTTCTCTCTTCTCCAACAAACTTATCAACTATTGCAAGATGCTTTTCCCAATTTTTTTGTATCTGTTCTGCTTCCATTAATTCTCTGTCTCTCTATTAAGAAGGGTCTGTATATTTGAAATATCCTCTAGTATTACCTCTATAGACCAGTAGCCCGTATCTAATTCATCTCTTTTGATATGGTACCCTATTTTCTTAACTCGAGCTTCTATTCTTTCTAAAATAGATTCTATTACTTTTTTGTTTATCATTGTAGTATATTATATTATATTATTTAATAAAATTAATTAAATATTAGTATTCTAGGTACCTAATACCTAATACCTTTATATAGTATAAATAAAAAAAAAGTTAAAGGCAACTGCTTGACTAAAATCTTAATAATAATTTAATATTAGATATTTTCTGGATAGAAGAGATTAGTAATAATATTAATCATCTTAGTTAATTTAGCACATTTTTCGTAGTATTCCAACTCAATAAAGTACTGTCTTAACTCCTTTAAAGTCCTTTCAACTGTGCCGTAACCTAACTCTTCAACTACATCGTAAATAGGTTCAATTCTATTTAAATTTACTCTATCAATATAGCTAAACATCTTTAAGTAATACTTCTTTTTTATAACCGCTCTTACTGCTTCGTACCGTTTAAGATGAAGCTTCCCTTTATTCATCTCAATCTTATCAAGTAACCGGTAGTTTTCAAGCCCTTTTATCCCAGCTTGTAGGAGGTACCTATCGTCCTCCATCAATTCAGTTAAACCAAACTGTAAAAATATCTCTTTATCATCTATTTCGAATAGTCCAAATATTTTGTCAAAATCCATCTCTTTCATATATATAAATATATGGTTTATTTTTTCTGTTGCTTTTTACGTCTATATTTTCTATTTTAAAATAAAAAGGTTATATGAGCAAACACAGACTGGATATAATATCCGAAGAAGAAGCGCACGACAGAGGACTTTATACAGTTGATGAAGATCCTCTAGCACCTGATGTATCTTACGCACGGTACATCTCGTTGACTCCTCATCCAGATCCTAAATTACAGGAAGAAGGATGGGAAAAAGTTACTTACTACGTAGATAGAGAACGCAATCATCATGTCTTTGAACCCGGTAGAGGTTCAGAATGGGTATATGTATTATCTAACCCATCTTTTAATAGCATGCTAAAAATTGGATATACTAAGAACGCACCAGAATTACGTAGTGAGCAGCTATATAAAGGTACCGGAGTACCTACTCCTTTTAAGTTAGAGTTTGCCAAGCAATGCTTAAACGGTGAAATGCTTGAAAGACTAACTCATAAATACCTAAGAGCGGATAGAGTAAACAATGAACGAGAGTTCTTCTATACAAAATTAGAAGACGT